CGGGCGCTTGTCGGGCTTGACGCAACCATGCGAGCTTTAATTCTTCACTTTACCCTTGGGCTTTTGTCCTGTTTGGGCTTTTGGCGTGGCGCTGACTTTTGCCAGGTCGCGCCGCTTCCAATATGGTGGCTTACGGTAAACTTGAATTTGTGAATATTTACCAGACGGGTTTTCGGCTTCGGTGAGGAATCGCTGCTTGCATTCCTCTGCCGTCCCTACGAATAAGGATTCGGCTTGACCGTCCGGTTTGATACCAACAAGAAATGAGGGTTTATTGACCATGTTATTATGCGCTTAAAATTCGTTTTAGTGCGGTGGCGTTACCTACGGAAACACCGTAAAGCAACCCCATTGAAGTTTTGTATTGTCCCAAGTCTCGTTCATACCATGAACGGAATTGAATTGGTAATCCTGTCTTTGGTTCCACTGCGTTGATTACTTGAACGCGCGGACTTAAAGGGTTTGCAACTTGCCGGGCCGCTATCAATAACGCGGAAGGATGGCAAACAAAGCCCATCAGGTTTTCTGAGTTGGTTGGAATGTCCTGGTATTCGTTTATGCCAAATCCATGAATGAAGCCCGCGCTGTGGTCCCGAATTGCTTCTGGTGTGCCATATGCAGCGGCGTCTTGAATTGCAGCATCCTTCTGAAGACTCGCGTTGTAGGTCGGTGGCAATAGGGCTGACCGAACCGACTTTGGAACCTTGGCTGTTGATAGTGCGCCAGCCATGTCTGCGAGGTCGTCACTGTCGAAATTTGCGGCGGTAATGACTGAATTGGCTGAAAAGTTGGCGTTGGTTACAAGTGCAAGCAAATCATCCATCACCGTTTTGACGGTGGCCTCAACCGCTGGCTCTACAAATACGCGTTGCAACCAGCCTTCGTTACCAGCCTTGGAAACTTCCAAGTCAGTGAAACCGTGGACGTGGCCTTTGAAATTTGAAAGAGTGATGGCCTTTGCTGTGCTTGTTACATCTTGCACATCGTAGCCATCACTCAAATCCTGCGTTGTTACACTTGACGGCACGCGAGTTGTGACCGATTGCCCTTCTTGGTTTATTTCCGTCGAGAAGTCGCGCACAAATGCGGACAAATGAAAGAAATTGCTACCAAGGTAATCAAGGGTTTGTTCGGCAATCGCTGCAAGATTTACGCCGCCAAGTGTATTTGCCATATTTTAAGCAGATGTGATGCGCTTAAGCGCGGTTGTGTTACCAGCGGCAACACCGTAAAGCGTGCCAATGGAAACCTTGTAAGAACCCAAGTCTGGATCATACCATGCGCGGAACTGCAAAGGTAATCCGGTTGTTGGGTCAGTCACGTTTTCAACTTGCAAACCTGGGTCGGCTGGTGTTGCTGGTTGCCGCGCGGCCAACAGTAACGCTGAAGGATGCAGGGCAATTGCCGCAAGGTTTTCCGAGTTCGTTGGAATGTCACTGTATTCAAACGCATTGAATCCATGTATCCGGCGAACGGCGTGATCTCTGACCGCATCCGCTGAACCGTAGCTTGATGCGTCTTGAACAATCGTGTCCTTTTGAATACTCGCGTAATAAGTTGGAGGCAGAAGCAAAGCGCGTTCGCTCTTTGGAACCTTCACCGTTGACAAGTCTGCGGCTAAATCTGCCACTTCATCAACGTCAAAGTTTGCGGCGGTAATGACTTCGGCGGTTGGTGAGTTGTAAGTTGCAGCAACAACCAAAGCCAATAGGTCGTCCATGACAACATTCAAAACCGACTCAAGCGCGGGCGCAATGAATACGCTTTGCAACCAGTCAACATTACCAGCCTTGGAAACTTCCAAGTCAGTGAAACCCATCACATGGCCCTTGAATTTATCAAGTGTAATAGTCTTCGCTGTGCTGGTCATGTCCGTTACGTCATAACCATCAGACAAGTCCTGAGTCGTCGTGCTTGACGGCACGCGAGTTGTTACAGACGTTCCCTTTTGGGCGATGTCTGTTGAGAAGTCGCGCACAAATGCGCGAAGCGGATGAAACTCATAGCTTAAATAATCCAATGTGTCATTGGCGATTTGAGCTAGATTAATTCCGTTCAGGGTATTAGCCATTTATTTACTTTCGTCGAGGTTTGATGTTTTCGAGATAAAATGCCCGTCGTTCCTTTTGGTCAGAAATGGCTTCATGCTCGGTCCAAAGGTCTTCCATTGATTTATCAACGGTGTTTACTTCGGTGTTTTGGTTGTCCTCGACTGATCGCTCAACGCCCACTTGCGACAAAACCTTGACGGCTTGTTGACTGGCGCTTTCCTGCTTTTCTTCGAGAGTCTGATTAGCTTCTGTTAGAAGCTGAATTTTTCCGTTTGCTTCATCCAGTGCGGTTTGATGCGCGGCTTTCTGGTCGGCCAATTCTGTTGCATGGCTTTCCTTCAGCGTCTCAATGGATGCCTCAATTGAAGCTTTGCTTTCGTTTGCAGAGCTTAAATCTTTTTCAAGAACCGCAATCTGTTGGTTTGCTTCAATCAGGTTTAAAGTTGTGCCTAGAATTTTCATACTTACCTTAATGGTCAAAAGTCCATTTAAGCTAATAATCTCAACACGTCCGCTGTGGAATTAACCACGCCAGACGCCAAGCCCGCTTCTACTGCTTCGTATCCTTCAAAAACCTGACCTTCCATATTTTCAGTTGGTATTGAATGCTTTAATGACACTTCAGACTTGAACCTTGCATGCCATTTATCAACGTTGGTTTGCAGTCTTTCGCGGGCGTCTTCGGAAAGCGGTTTGAATGGTGCATAATCAAGTTTGTGTTTCCCTGCGCTGATCGCGTTGACCTTGAGGCCCATCTTTTCCAGAAATCCGGTTTGATCCAACAGCGCGACGTAAACGCCAACGCTCCCAACCTCTGCGGTTTCTGAAACAAGAATATTATCGGCCTGTGACGCTATCCAATAGGCCGCGCTTGCGGCGGTTCCTTCAGTGTAAGAAGTCAAAGGCGTTTCAATTGCCCTGATCCGTCCCGCCAGTTCGGGCAAGCCCGTTACGGTTCCCCCTGGGCTGTCAACGTGCATTAGAATATGTGTAACGTTTGGGTCAGCGTCAGCATTGATTAAAGCGGTTTCAATGTCATTGTAATCCGACATCCCAAACATCTTATCCCATTGCGTTAAGTTCTTGCCTAGTGGCCCATGAATAGGAACGACCGCCACTGACCCTCGCATGAGATACCCCGTTTCTGCGGGCTTATGGGCGCCCTCAACATCAAAATCAATCGCGGTTAAATACAGTGTTTGCAGATAATCAGGGCTGATTGCCCAGAGGTCAGTTGTTATCTGATGAAGTAATTTGTGGTTCGTCATTGTTAAATACCGGGTTTGGTTGTCTCTGTGATAATAGGGCAATTGCTGTGTCCAATGTAATGTCATGGTCAATTGTCAGACGTTTTGCCCTTGTTAATAAATCGGACGCTTCACGCTCGACTTGGTTTCTTAACTCCTCCCAATCTTGGCCGCGCTCCCCGGCGTCTTCAGCAAGCGTTCTCGTCCCTAGTTTAAGCGCGTCCGCGTTGGCTTTTGAGTCTCGTCCGTTGTCAACGGTTATCTTTTTTGGTGGCTGCCAGCGGACGCGCCAGAATCCTTCGGCGTGTGCCAAGTCGCCGCGCTTAATTCCCGCGGCAATAACCCACGCATAAACTCGATTGGAAAACTTTTCGATAGTGTCTTGACGTTCCTCAAATCGCCGTTGGGCTTTTTCTAAGATGAACCGGGAAGCGGTGCCTTGCTTGGCTGGGTCAACAATAAACTCGTAAGGCAAACCCATCCCAAGGGAAACCTCCCGCGTCAGATGCTCAATGAAACCTTGAAAGGTTGCGTTTGGTCGGTTACTTGCAAAGCTGGTAATGTCCTCCCCAATCTTGAGCCGTGGAATCATTCCGGCTTGCATTGTGTCCCATGGAACGTTCCCTGTGTCGGCGGCGGTGTAGCCTGTTTCAATTAAGCTCTGGCCGTCGTCGGCGGTGCCGCCCTGCGTCGTGATTGCAATTCCAATGGCGGACGACATTTTGACGCCAACCTTTTCATAATCCAGAATTTCCATCTGA